TTTTGGCAGGATGGGGAACGATACGAAAGAAAAATCTAGCGCCTACATAGGCCGAGGATTTTTACAATTGACCGGATATAACAACGTCAGATCTTTTGCATCAGATATGCGTGTACCAGAGGTTTTAGAGAACCCTCATTTGTTGGAAGAAGACTACGCAATGGACACGGCTTTGTGGTTTTTCAAAAAGAACAATCTATGGAAAATATGTGACGAAGGTGTTAATGATGACACTATTAAAAGGCTAACTAAACGTATAAACGGTGGTTACACTGGGTTAGATCATCGTGTAAAAGAAACAAAAAAGATTTACGAGTGGATATCTTAGTACATTGGTGCTAAAATAAGATATATTTTGTTGGAGAGATAAATGGCTTTATCAGATATAATTAAAATGGGAGCTACATTATTAGGCGGTGGTGGCAACCCAATTGCAAGTTTAGCCACTAATTTTCTCCTTAGTAAGGCTCTTGGGGCCGATACAAAAGATGCTATAAAATACGCTGGATTAGGTAGTCTTCTTTCAGGCGGGTTGGGAACACCCGGTCTTTTTGGCGGACAAACCGAACAAATGTCTGATATAAAAGGCATAGCCCCGGCAATAAAAAATAAAAACGTACCAATAAGTAAAGCAACATCAGATATAGCTAAACAAGGCATAGCAAGTATAGAACCTGCAAAAGGTACATTAGGTGTTTCCCCTTTTCTTGTTAAGTCAGGAATACTTGATGCTGAAGGCAAAACCGCCGATCTTTTAAATTCACCTATTGGAGAAATGTTATTGTTTGGTGGCGGTTCAGCGTTATTAGACAGGCTTTTAGGTTCTGATGATGGTGATTACAAAGAAACTCCCTTTGGTGGTGTTGAAGGTTTTACAAAATTAAATGTGCCAAGAATTAGGCAGGCCGCTGCAGGTGGATATATTGAGGGAGAATACTTTCCTAGAAGAAACGGTGGCATTATGCCATCTGAAGGTTCTGGTCAAAAGGATGATGTGCCTGCTATGCTTATGGCAGGTGAATTTGTATTGAATAAAAATGCTGTCAAGGGTTTAGGCAATGGTGATCTCAATAAGGGTATTGAGAGAGCTTATGCCATGCAGAACCGACTTGCATCACAAGGAGCGTAAGAATGGCTGATCCATATGTAACAGTAAATCGCCGCCCAGAGTATCTTGAATTACGAGAGAAAGCACTCTTAGATGCGATATTTGGCGAATATGATGAAGCCACAGGTTTTAGCGGGGGTCTTATGCAAGACCCTAATATGTTTAAGATTGCACCATTTAGACTAGCACAACAAATGGGTAGAGATCCCTCCACAGGCGAAATTACAGACTTTGGACTTGAGACATTTGCATCTCAAAGATTATCTCAAGATCAAGATGGAGATGGAACACCTGATTTTATGCAGCGTACAGATCCATACTTCAATCAAGCACAATCAGGTTTGGGTCAGGGATTAGGTGCGTTAGGTCAAGCTAGAGATATTATTTCAGACCCAATGTCTGTTCAAAACTATATGAATCCATTTCAACAAGCTGTTATAGAAGAAACAGAGAGAGACATTGATCGTCAAGGTCAGGTCGCTTTGAATAGAGCTTCAGACCAAGCTATTAAAGCAGGGGCGTTTGGTGGATCGAGGCAGGGCATACAGGCCGCAGAGGTCGAGCGCAACATCATGGATGCGAAGCGCAAAGCTACAACAGATCTTAGAATGAAAAACTATGCACAGGCTCAAAAAGCTGCACAAGAATCAGGTAGACTTGTTGGTGGTATAGGGCAATCTTTTGGAACTTTGGGCACTCAAGCTGCTGATACTGGTCGTGTGTACGGTGCTATGGCACCTGCGGATCTAGCCTTTATGCAAGGCACAGGAGAGGCTGAAAGAGCCTACCGTCAGCAAACAATTGATACAGCTAGACAAGAGTATCAAAGACCAACTGAACAGGCTTTATTGCCTTATAATTACGCATATGGTGCAATATCTGGAACACCTTCTGCGGGTCTCTATAGCCAAACACAACAACCAATGTATGGCACAAACCCAATGTTGGCTGGAATAGGAGCATATACCGCCCTTCAAGGTATTGGACAGCAGCAGTAAGGCGAACAATTATGAGTGATGAATTAAACAAACTTTATACGTCAGAGCTGATAAGAAGAGGTTTAGGTGACGCTGATTACATAGGTCCATATGGAATAACTACACCTCCTAAAAGAAAAATAGGTGAGATAGGGCAAGGTATTTTAAGTGGTATAGAAAAAATCGGTAATTTTACTGAATTTCTTACAAGTCCAAAAGTTGGCCTTCCCAAAAAAATAACAGATAATGTAGTTGTTCCAGCTTATGAATATCTAATGAGTCCATCTGAAATTGCCAAACAAAAAGCTCAAGAAAAAAATAATTCTACAACTAAAAGCCTTCCCTTAGATGAATTATTTTATTCTTCAGATAACTTTAGAGATAAAGAGAAAAAGATAGCTGAAACGCAAGGTATGCGTTTTGATCCTGTTGATTTAACAGAACAAATTAAAAAACTTACCACACCCATTGGTGTAGAAGATGGAGCAGAAGCCCAAAAAATTATAGCAGAAAAAAAAGCTAAAGAAGCTATAGAAGAACAGATGACAGCATCAGCCGAAGCTGCTGGTGAAGGTGCGCTTTCTCAAGAAGTTGGCGCAGAGATTGAAGAAAAAGGTGGTGTTGATGCGTTTGGAAAACTTTTTCAAGAGTCTATGGATGAGTTTAATCAAAATGTAAGAGGTACTTCTCAAAAAAGCCAATCGAAAACAATTGATGATTATAAAAAAGAATTTGCTGCTGCTACAGGTATAGATGTTAGTGGTAAAGTTGATAAGAGTGCTGCTCTTATGTCTCTTGGTCTTGCTCTTATGCAAAATAGAGCAGGTAAGGGTTTTAATGTAGGCAGAATTTTAAGCTCTGTGGGAGAGGCTGGAGAAAAAGCGTTGCCTGCATTAGAAAAAGCTAAAAATGATGCAAAACAAGCGCAATTAGCAGCAGGTAAATATGCTCTAAATCAAGTAGCCGCTGGGAAAGCCGCCGATGCAGCATTTGCAAAAGAAGCAAGAGCAGCACAAAGAGCATACGATTTAAAACTTTTAGAAATAGGTGCAGATCTTAGAAAAGAAGAAATAAAAGCTGGAGCAAAAGGAACTGAATTTAAAAATGTAAAAGCTATTCAGCCAGTAAAAGATTTAGATATTCATTGGGGTACGCAAGACGGTCAAACTGTTTTAGCTAAACCTTCTGGAGATGCTGCGCGTTTAGCAAGTACTTTTAATGCTTATACAAAAGCTCAAACAATGTTAAATCAAATGCAAAGCGATTTAGAAGAGATAGCTGCTGCAGACTCTCCTACGTTGTTTAAATTGGAAGAAAAAGTAAATGGTTTATTGGTTGGTTTTGGATTAAAGGATGCAAATGTTACATTTGGTGATGATAAAATATCTTTAGATAAAAGAGTCGCTAGAGGTAGGCAAAGCATTATAAATGAATTTAAAAGAGCTTTGTTGCAAGAGAGTCAAGTTTCAGATTTAGACTTAAATACGTTATTTGAATCTTTAGGAAAACAAGGAATATTTGATAACCCTAATGAACCCGTGCAAGCTATATCAAACATGATAGGTTATTTTTCTGGTAAGAAAAATCAATTATCTCCAATAATAACTCAATTTCGCGATGAATATTATTATAGAAATAATGAAGAATTTGAAAAGACTCAAG